CACATCACTGCCACGCGGCAACCGTACAAGCTCAGGCCCTTGTTCACCTACTACTGCCAAACCGCCGGAGAAGTTTTGTACGCCTGTTGCGAATTTGGGGATAGCGTTTTGTAACGCCGAACCCAATGCTATAAGCGCAACCCCGGCAATTATACCAAGTGCAGGGTTACCGGCAAAGGCCGCGTTTAACGCATCCTTTAAATTTGCTATAAGCGTTGAAGCAACAATTATATGTTTACCCAACTCCTTCAATGAGTTAGCTATCAATGATGCTATCCCGCCAAAGAAACTAATAATAGGGTTCTTTCCACTTGCCAACGCCTCACCTATTGACTCCCCTAATTTTTCAAATGCATTTACGGCAAAATTTATAATTGTTTCATCCATTACCTTTTGAAATTCTATAGCCGATGCCCTTGCCTCGGCAAACGGGTCTTTAGTAACTTCAATCGGTATTATAACCGGCTTCATCTTAAACTTGCCTAGCTTATCGTTCCACTCCTTTTCCGCCTGTTGCTGGTCAAACTTTATCTCCGCCGCCGTTTTAATGTGAATAGTCTTTCCAAAGACGTGTTCCATTGCCTTTTCCACTTCTGGTTTAGCGTCTTTAACCGACTTTACAATACTCTCTTTTATCTTATCCGGCTTTTGTTTATGCCCCAATTCACCAAACAATTTAGCGGCTTCTGTTTGTGCCCCGGCCAGGGCTCCTTTAATTTCTCCAAGCTCTTTTGTAACTACCCGATAAGCTCCTGCGGCATCATTCAATGCCCCTTTTTGCTTAAATACTGAATTAGCTAATGCCGTTAGGGCTGGGGCTGCATCTGCCCCCTGGGCTATAAGTATCTTTTCATTTTCATTAAACTCCGCTTGAGCCTTATTTGTTATAGCCAACTGTTCCCCGTACGCCTTTGAAGCCTCTCGCTGTTTGATAATCAAATCGGCTGCACGATCTACAAACTTACTAGCCAGCCCCTGCTGAATAGTAGCCTCTGTATATTTTTGAATTTGTGCAGTAACCGCCTCCGTTGCAACATTCACCAACGTTAATTTTTCGCCGTGGTCGCCCATTATTTTATTGGCCTGTAGTAGTGCCTCATTCCTTGTTTCAAGTGATTGCGTTTGATCTTTTGCAATATTTACAAAGTTTTGTAATTGAACCCCAGCCGCGGCACCCTTTGCGCCTACTTCTTCCAACGAATTAGCAAAGTCTTTTGATTTATCCTTTGCCTCTTTAGTTTTAGCATTAAATCCTGATATGCCATTCTGAAATATTACTATTGCAGATGATACAATGCTTAACGCTAAACCTACTCCACCGGCCCCGATTAAACTACCTGCCAACGCTTTTAATGCCTTGCCGCTGCTACCTGTTTCAGCCTTTAACCGCTGAAATGATTCTAACAACGGATTTAAATTGTTTTGAATGCCCACAAATCCAAAAGGTAAATCTTGTGCTACCCGGCCTAAATTCGTCAACGCTGCCCCCGCCTGATTGATGCCTGTAGAAGATTTTTGAAGCGTACTGTCAAACTTTTGCGCTGCCAATGCTGATTTGCCTAGTGATGTAGTCAACGAGTTTAGCCCCTGCGTTGCACTGCTAACGTCTGCACCAACTACTATTTTTAAATCAGGCATTTTTTTTCTTTAATTTATCTTTTGCTTTTTTACGTTCAACTGCCACATCCATTACCGCACCTGCTTTTTTTACTTTATCCCAAAACTCCCTTGTAGGTATCTCAACTTTTTGTTTACTCCCCCTTTCAACAATCGGCCAAACTTTTTCTATTGAATCCTTACCGCCTCCCAACCTGTAAACTATGTAAGCAAGATTACGGGTTGCTAATGATTCGTCCCTTAATTTTGCATAATAGCCCCGACCGGCATAATAAAAACCTTCGGGGCTACATTCGTAATATTCTCGTTCACTCCAGCCTAACTTACCAAGTGCCAGCTCTAAACTATCAGTTCTGTATTCATCGAAACTGTATTCATCATCTCCTCCGTTTCCTTTTTTTTTGACGCTTCCAGGTCTGCTAAATATGCCTGTCCTTTTTTATATGCTTCCGTTTCCTGAAAAGCCGATTGAACTTTTATTAACGTTTCATCATTCAATTCGTCAGTCCAATCGCAAACATTCTCAAAAGTAAAATCCTCCGGCTCATTTTTAACATAGCAGTTAGCCTTTAATCCACCGTACACAAGCGCATAAACTCCGGTCATAATATTGCCATGCTGTATCTTTTCCTCTAATATCAGTTGAGCCATCTTGTTAAACTTCAACCCCCTCAACTTACCACCGATCTCAATTTGTATTTAACACATAAAATGAAGTTACGGTTCTAATGGTCACCAGACCAGCGAGTGAAATAATATCACTGAAAGTAGCAGCAGCATACACCGCATACGTTTCAGAAAGTGCAGATATAAACCCGCTTCCAAAATAAGTGAATGAACCAATTGACGGCTCAATCTCACCCATCTTAAAATAGATTGTCGTGTCGTCAATGTAATACCCAATCAGATCGACGATACTCGTTTCTCCGGAGTCCGGGTCTACAACAATATTACCCTCGAAGCTTACCGAGTTAGTTTTAGCACCAGGCGCGGTTGACGGCCCGCACTTGCTGCTTGTTGTAATTTCAGCAGTGGTACGGGTAATACTATTGCTAGTAAGACACACTACTACCGGGTATGTTACGCCATCTGTACCGATGAATAACAGTACGTCATTTGATCTTAATTCGCGCCTTGCCATATATTTATTTTTTTATAATTGATACAAAACTTTTACTTGCTCACCCGGTTCTAGTGCCACCGCAAATGTTACGGTTCCGGTACTGGTTTCATATAGTGCCTCTTTATTTACCGGGATGCCACTACTGATTATATTTGAACAATCCACCCCGTCGCGGCTCACTTTCCAAACATTAACCCCAACCAGTGACGTATCACTTAAACTAAATTCCCCACCTACCCCGGTATATTCAAAAGGTATTACAGGATCTGTGTCAAGCAACTGGTACAGTACAACTACCTGCTCACCCGGTTCTAAATTCATCGCAAAAGATATAGCCCCACTATTTGCCAGGTACAACACCTGTTTTTGTGTCGGAACTCCTGTAAATATTATTTCAGAAAAGCTAATCCCGTCTTTGCTCACATCCAAAATTCTCTTCGTGGCTAATTGAGAATCAGTAAACCCGGCCTCACCACCTACCCCGGTATATTCTAGCCTGAATACCTGCCCTTGTGTAACCGAACCATTACCGCCAGCACTATCAATATCAACAAATACACAATGAGCAAACGTTATAAATCTTGAAATATACCCGAACTGGTTGCCCTGCCTGAAATCCTGTGTTACATCATTTGCTATCCTCGTCCATAATATTTGCCCACGTGATAAGGTTAAATTAATATGCTTATTCGGGTAGCATAGCTGAAAAACAGTATCAGCTATTGTGTCTGCGCTTAGCCCCTGGTTACCAATATTACCTTTGGTATGAATTTCAATTGTGATATTCATATTCAACCGCGCTGCATCCTTTGAACTGGCATCATTAGAATTGATTGATCTAAAAACGATATAATTATCAGGATTTAATGTACTCGGCAAATACTGATAAAAACAATCCACCTGTGGCACCTGCGTAAGTGCCGCCGCGTATGCTACCCGTAGTGGTTCGTTTATGTCTCTCATTATAAAAGTGCCTTTAGCCTATCCAATAATTTCGGGATATTCTTTTGAATTGCATCGAAGAAAAAAGGTTGCGCTCTTATTCCGTTTACCATTATTGATCTAGCAATTAAATACGCGGCCTGATTCTGAGCTGCTTCGGAAGCCTTACTTTTTGATTTACGGCCACTAGTTGTTACTTGTGCCGCAAATCCTTTTCGCCTTACCCATTCAGTTATATTTTTTAATAGTTCCGCAAAACTCCCACCACCTCCAGAACCTTTATATTGCGCTGCAAAAGCTTTCCAATCAGGCGGCAATGTAGCTACATGAGCCGCGGCGAATTTGCGTGTGCCAAACTCGATGTAAGCAGCGTATTCAAGATTGCTGAATATATTTACTGTTAATGGTGCTTCTGAAACAGATTTTAAGCTATTAATTAGCAACCCTCTATCAGTTGTGCCATTATCAGAAATAGTTTGCTGTGCATCTTGAACTACGTTATGCCCAAATGTTACCAGTTCGCCCGTAATTTCAGGCTCCAAAGAACTTACATTTAATTGATTTAAAACTTCATTCAACCCTTTCAATTCAACTTTAAAGCCACCAGGCATAATGAATGTTTTTTAGCTCATATCAATATTAATATCACTAGTACTGCACCTTAACAACATCATCCCTTTGTACGCCTCACTGTCAATCTCAATCGAATTTATAAGCCACCGTTCTATTCCATGATCAACCGTAAAATTTGACTTAACCCGTACATCGTACCGTATCATAAACGTTGTTTCGTATTGCCATTGTTGCTGCGCTTCGGTATTAAACTGGTTGCCGGACCTGTTGCGCTTGTTCGCCCATACTTCAAAGCTGTCATGCAATTCGTAGTACGGACCGCCACCAGCATCCACCTCTATATTCCACTGGCTTATAGTAACCCGGCTATTAAGGGTTGATATATCTTTGCGCCCGTTCATAATACCATTCTCACCGGGGCCAAAAGCATTTCAGCCATTGGCGAAAGCCCCGTTGCTGATTCGCCACGATTTTCGTACATAAATAAGAACTGTTGTTTTATTGCTGTTTTTAACTTCTTAGGTAGTGTATCGTACCCAGCCGTATAAGTAACCGTCATGCGCCCAAGCGTTTCAACAAAGCCAAGTCTATAATTCAACTCCAAATCATTCCCGTCAACGTCTGTACCAACCGGGTCATCTGTTACCGGCCCGTATGGTAACCTGAATGAACCATTGGCGTTATCAATTACCGCCGTTACCATCCGGCTCAAAAACCCTATACTTGTAAACCCCTCGCATATTTCCCTGGCAGCTATAATAAGTTCCTCAATTAAATCATCATCCGCATCCTGCTCAATCTTTGCCCAATCCTTCGCTTCCTGCAGTGTCACCGGCTCCGTACCATCGCCAAGTTCTGTTGAAAGGACACAATTATACAGGCCTCCATCGGTTGCCAAACCACAATACTTATCCGCGTTGTTCCTGTAGTCCATATTTTAAAAGAGCCCGCCCGTGACAGGCAGGCTCTGTATTATTTACTAAACGATACCTTATGATACTGATTCTAAAGCTGCTACTACAAATGCTTTTGGATCGAGCATTGCAAACCCAACGCTTGCTTCGATACGAACGGTGATTTTATTTTCCCGAACGTTGGTGCCATCCTGCTCAAAGAACTGTAATGAAAGCCCTTCGCTTTGGATTATTTCAAAGTACCTCCAATCAGCAATTATAGCCTCATCGCCACCAACCCATGAAGCGGTATAAACCGGGATGCCGCAAATCATTAGGCTACCTGCGGGGCTAATTGCAACTACGCCAATCGGCATTGTAAACTCGCCCGAAGTAGATGCCTTGTAAGTCAGGATACGGGCCCATGTAACCCCGTCAACCACAATCCCGTTAAC